TACAAAGTAACGGAAACAATCGAGAAAGTCAGCACGCTCGGCAATGTTTTTTCGATTGGTCTTTATGATGGACCCATTCGCATCGCATTGCACTTGCTTAGCATCGAACACGAATCCCTTGCACCGCTTGGAGTTCACGCGGATGTCGAGCTTGCGCAATGCAGCGTTGCAATCGATGCGGCTGTTGTAGTGCGTTGGGTTAGCCGGAATCAAAAACTGGCTGTCGCTCATGCCGAGCCGCCGCTTTATCATGGTGTATGCGCTGGAGTTGTCACGCTGTTGCACCGTGCCTCCCTTACCCATCGCATCGCCTGTGATGCGTATCAGCCCCATCGGGATACCCAACGCAAGCACAGCATCGCAGAACGCATCCACGCTGCCCTTCTCAATCTTTATTTCATCCACCACCACTGCGCCTCTGCCAACGTGCTGCATCACAAGCGCACACAGCGGGTTGATGTTGAAGTCAACGCTGATGTGCACTGGCATGTTTCGGTTCAGCTGCACGCTGTCATCGATGTGCTTCGCATCGTCCCACTCGTACAGGAACGGATTCGCCACATCGTCCATCACATCCCAATCGCCCTCCACGAATCTTGCGTACTGCACGGGCGGTAACTCCTTCAGGCTCTCGAGGTATTCGGCTGGGATGTGCGGGTTATCGGTAATCTTACTCGGGATGAATGTCCACCGCTCGGGCAACGTGCCCTCCTTGTAGCGTTCATAGATGATTGACTTCACCCAGTTGTTCGCCGGGTTGCAAGTTGCCAGGCACACGATCGGCGGCTGGCCTATTGCCTTGTTCCAACTTCCGATGCGCTCTTGGACCTTGTAGAATGTTTGCTCTTGCAGCTCGTTCACCTCATCCAAGCCCGCGCCATTCACCTCGAGGCCCTTGAAGCGGTTGAGGTCTTTGTCATCGTCAAAGCTCTCAGCCATGAACAGCAACTCACTGCCATTGATGAATGTCACTACTTGCGTGTCGCGGTTCCAGCTCTCCACGTACTGGTTAACGCCATCGTCAAGTATCGAGTTGAAGCTCGGGAAGGTTGTGCGCTTCAGGTCGGGCAGGCTGCGGCGAATAATCACCCATCGGCTGCGCGGGTATTGCAAAGCAAGGTAGCTGAGAGTTAGCAACAGCCAATACGTTTTTCCACCTCGTATGGCCCCACCGAATACGATGACACGGTATGCGCCTGACTCAATTGCCTCGAATGCTGTGGTCTGCCTGCCGGTGAGTTCGAAGTTCATTATTCTTCTTCATCATTCGGGTCGGGCATGCAGTCGATAATGTGGCGAAGCACCAGCACCAGGCAGTAAGCAAGCCCAAGCATAAACAGGGTGAACAGCACTCCGATGCCAATTGATTTAAGCATTGCCATCCTCTTTCGTCTTGATTATCACCAACGGCTCGGTAGTCTTGAGCGTGGTCTCGTTGGTCTGCTTCGGCTTGCCGTATGCGCGGTCGAGCAACAACTCGGCGGCGCGGGTATCGCCCTTCTTCGCCCTTGCGTGCAGCGCGTTGAGTATCTCTTCAGCGGCTGTCAGCCCATCCTTGCCTTCCTTGCCGAGCACGTTAGCCAAAAGCACATGAAGCTCGGGTAGCTTTGGCGGTCGGCCGCTGGGGTTGCCGCTTTCGCCCTTCTTGAACTTGGTGTGCTCTGGTGGTATTCCCTTTGGCATTTTCCCTGTTTTATCCCTGTTTACCTCCTACGTGCTTTTCGGTACTTCTCAGCCTCTGCCAGTGCGATTGCCTGCGCTTGCTGCGGTGGATATCCCTCGCCTATTAGCTTGCGGATATTCATCGAAATGACCTCTTGACTGTCTCCTTGAAATAGTGGCATGCTATGCTGTGATTAGTTCGGTGAATATACGGCCTTCGTGCTGTGCGTTAAGGCTGTGCCCATTGGTAACGATTTGATTGTATTGCCGTGGGTAGATAACGAGGCTGTGTAGCTTTCCTGATGCGAATACTTTGCATGTGTAGGCATTGTTCTTATCGCGGTCTTCGGTTGGCAATATAACGCCGAATTTATACTCGGGTTCATCGGTTGGCAGTATCAACTTGTTAACCTCTGCAAAGCCTTTCAAATCCTTTTCAGTAAATGCCACGGCTATATCGTACTCCAATCCGGGATGCGTAAGGTAGCCGAAATAATGCGGCTTTCCGTTCACCTCTGAATCTATCAATACTCCGGCTCTTAGTCTGCTTGTCATAGGTTGTATGTTTCGTTGTAGTAATGTTGCCCATCTGAATATTCAATTGGTGTCCATTCTTCTAATCCAGTATCAAAAGCATCTATTATCTGCTCCTTCTCCATTGCTTTGGCTAATAGGAATATTGTATTTACATCTTTTGCTTGAGTTGTTGGCTCTGCTAATTTTGTATGATACCACTCTAATGCTGTCTGCTTCATAACTGGTATGTGTCTATTCGTTTCTTCACCATCTCAATGAATCGCTCCATCATTGCCGCGTAGAAGCTGTTGAAGTCTTTATGCCCTTCGGGTGCGTGTTCGAATAGCACGTAGAGTGTTGATCGTAACCGCTGGCTCGGTGTCTTACTTCCAAGCTCGGCGGCATCGAGCTTCAGGTTGTTTAGTAGCTGTTCATCGTTGTAGTTGAACTGCTCGCCTTTGAATGCCATCACACCCACGCCACCCATCCACTGGTTGAACAGTGCGCTCGTTTGCTCGGGTGAAAGCTCCTGCGTTCCGATAGTTACCTTAATCGTCTTATCGCGGCGCGTGGCTACCGATTCAATCGCACATGGTATGGTTAATAAGTCAGCAGCCATACTCAGGAATATTATGCTTAGGTTCGTTCTTAGGGTTTGTCTTTAATCCATCCATGTAATCGTACACCATCCGGCGAATCGTTGACTTATGCGACTCAGGCACGCGGAAGGTAATGTTAACCGTTGGCTCGCCATATAGCGGCTTCGCTCCAGCGCCCTCGCGGTAACCCCCTCGACCTGTCTTTATGTTTTCACTTTCCATTCAATTGCAAAGATAAGTATTTATTTGATTGCGTGATGCATTTCGATGCCGTTTTTTTTCAAAAGCATCAGCCACCCATAGCAGCGTTTGAGGTATGCCTTGCGCACGAATGAGCCATTAGGTGCGTGTTTTAAGTGCGCTGCGTAGCTTCGATGCGTTCGCGTGGTGCTGTGGTATTTTACGCACCCATCGGTTATCATTGCCTCGCTCGGATGGTAGTTATTCATGCGCTCAATTAGTTGCTCTTCGATTGTCATTAGAAGGGGCTTATATCAAAACTTTCATTCGGCTGCATTGCTTTCGGCTCGAGCTCAACTGGTAGAAAAGTACTGCCACCACTCGAGCCGGTATCGTCAAAGCTCGTGAGCGTGCTGTTATGCTTAAAGCGTACCTCACCGGTTGAGCCTTGCCGATGCTTCTCGAACAGGTAAAATACATCGGAGCTATAAGCGTTGCCTGCTTCATCATTCAATCCGTAGTATTCAGGTCGATAGACGAACATAACCGTGTCGGCATCCTGTTCGATGCTTCCCGATTCGCGAAGGTCTGAGAGTATCGGTCGCTTATCAGCGCGTTGCTCGACTTGCCTGCTTAACTGGGCAAGTGCGATTATTGGAATGTTTAACTCTTTTTGTGCGGCTTTCAATGTTCGGCTTATCTCTGCAACCTCAGCCTCTCGATTACCGCCTCTGAAGCCCTCTATGGTCATCAGCTGAAGATAGTCAATGATTGCCCATTTGCAATTATTCTTACGTGCTTCGCGCCGCATTATGCGTATTGCCTCATGCACACCGCATCGCGGCTTATCGTAGATTGTGATGGGTAGCTTCTCAACTAATCCGATCGTGGTTTCGAATGCGTGTAGCTCGGGCTGCGATAGGTTCCCATCGCGTAGCCGTGCGCTATTAATCGCATCGTTCGCGTGTTGAAGTATGAGCCGCTGGCAGAGCTGGCTTTGATTCATCTCCAGGTTGAAATATATGCCCGGCTCATTGAACTGGCAGGCGTGGTACAATGCGAGGGCAGTCTTACCCATCGATGGCCTGCCTGCTAAGATTATAAGTTCGGGATGGAAGCCGCCGGTGAATCGGTTAAGTGCTGCGATGCCGGTATTGAGCCCGCTTGTCTTACCGCTTTGGTGCAATGCAGCGCGGCGGTAGTATGCTTGACGCTCTTCGTGGGTAAGTTGAAGTGTTGTTATGATGTTATCGGTAGGGCTGCCATTCTCGATCAGGGTGTTGAGGCGCTTG